AAATTTCTCTTTGTATAGCCATTTCTTTTTTATTTAATTTATTAATTCTATTTACTTACTGCCACCTACATGTTGGGCTTTGTGCCGAAACGCTGCTCGAACTTTTCAGCATAGAGGTCGGGGTGGTTATCCTTAAGCTGTGTCAGCTTGCCGGCACGGTCGATTTCGTCCCAACTCTTGCTCTTCCAGTCGCCCATGTCCACGCGCTGCGCGCCGCTTTGAATTTGCGCCGTTACGCTTTGACGTGTTGGGATAGCTTCCAAGGCTGCCTTTGCGCCCGTGAAATCGCGGTCGAACATGGCAAGGAAACTTTCTTTGCCCTTGGCGTCGATGCGCCCGTCCTTTACGGCGGCATCAACAAGGGCTACTGCCTGCTCCTGTTCTTTCTTCTTCTGCTCCGCCTTCTGTGCGTCGATGGCATCGGCAAGCGTCCTGTTTTCTTTTTCCAATCGGTCGGTATTGGCAATAAGCTCGTTTACTTTACCCACGATGTCAGCTTCTGAAGCAGCATCGCTCAAATTTAAAATCTGCGTTAATTTTCCCATCTTATTATTATTGAAAATGTCCTGTAATTCCGTGTACTCCATTGTTGCCGTAGGGGTGCTGTGCTTTGAAAAGTTACCCATGTTCACAAGGTTGCCCTTGCTGTCATACAGTGCCAAGGCGTTGTGGTTCGCACCGATGGTTACGATACTGGCTTCCCGTGCCGTCCATTTCGTTACGGTAGGTGAGGTTTGCCCTGGTAGCATCAGGTCGTAAGCGTCGCTGGTTTCCTGCGCCCATGCACCGATAGACGCCATGCGCAAGAAGTCGGTGTTTACCTTCTTCTGTACCTCCACGGCGCGGGGGTCGGCTTCATCGAAGACGGCATCGGCTAATATCTGCGTGCCTTCTATTCGTATGTTCTCCCATCTGCCAATAGGCATCTTCCAGTCGTCGTGGTTCAGCAGCATGACGGGGTTCTTGCGGAACTCTTCCAAGTTAGCCCCGGAGGTGAGCATGCGGAAGCCGTATGTATTCACCGTTTCATCGTGCAATATGAATGTTTTTTTGCTCATCGCTTTTGAATGTTTTGCGATGCAAAGTTAAGGCAAGAAATATGTGTATGCAAACTACAAAATACTGACATACAGTGTATTGTAAATATTATACAATGAATCTGCAACGCTTGCAACGCCATTATTTTTTGCGCTTATTATATGGTAACTTTGCAGCAGATAAATACAATAAAAATGGACATAAAGAAGAAGAAGGAGCTGGCAAAGCTCATATTTTTGCGGCAGCCGAACATTACGCAGCAGGAGCTTGCCGACCGCGTGGAAGTATCACGTGTTACTATCGGTAAGTGGGTGAAAGACTGGGAAAAACTAAAGCTCAACCTTCTGCAGACACGCGAGGAACGCATCAACTCGACGCTGATGCAGCTTGACCAGCTGGATCGCGCCATTGCGACAAAACCCGAAGGCATGCAATTTCCTGACAAGAACGAATCACAGATACGGCGGAAGCTGACGGAAGACCTTGCCGCACTGGAGCAGGACGCTTCCATTCGCGATATATATAATGTAAGCCGCCGCTTGCTGGACTGGCTGCGTCCCCGCGACCTTGAAAAGGCAAAAGAGATAGCGAATTACTTTGATGCGTACATTAAAGAACAGATGAGCAATGGGTAAGGTAGATGACATGCAGGCGCTGAAGGAATGGCGTACCTATTATAACAACTTAAAAAAGGACACGGCGGTTGATGAGCTTTCGCCGCTTGAACGCACGAAGAAGCTCAAGTATTTGGAGAAACACCCCGTTGCGTGGATAAAGTTCTTTTTCGGTCAATATGCCACTCACGAATTTGCCCCATTCCACATTAAAGCCATCAACCGTATTTGCAAGAATGAAGAGTGGTACGAGGTGCTTTCATGGAGCCGTGAGCTTGCTAAATCTACAACGGTGATGATGTGTGTAATGTACCTCGTTTGCACTGGCAAGAAGCGCAATATACTGCTTATCAGCAATTCAAAGGATAACGCCACCCGTTTGCTGAAGCCATACAAGGAAAGCTTCGAGCGCAATTCGCTGCTAAAGGCTTATTACGGTGATTTGCGGGAGTTTGGCTCGTGGACAGCGGAGGAGTTCTCCCTTACCAACGGTGCAGCCTTCCGCGCACTGGGTGCAGGCGAAAGCCCCCGTGGTACACGCAAAGATGAAGTACGCCCCGACACTATATTGGTGGACGATTTCGACACCGACGAAGACTGCCGCAACCCTGACATTGTAAACAAGAAATGGGACTGGTTCGAAGGTGCAGCGTTCCCAACGCGAAGCATCAGCGGCAAGCTGCTGGTTGTTTTCTGCGGCAACCTCATTGCTCTTGACTGCTGCGTGAAGCGAGCGGGCGAGAAAGCCGACCATTGGGACATTGTCAATATCCGGGACAAGAACGGCAAAAGCACGTGGGCGGCAAAGAACACCGAAGCCGATATTGACAGGGTACTATCGAAGTTGTCTACACGCATCGTTCAGCAGGAGTTCTACAACAACCCGCTGTCGGAGGGCGAAGTATTCAAGGAATTGACATGGGGCAAATGCCCGCCCCTTTCAAAGCTCCAACTTGCCGTCGCATACGGCGACCCCGCGCCGTCTAACTCACGCAATAAGGCAACGTCATTCAAGGCATTATTCCTTATCGGTTACTATGACGGCAATTTCTACGTATATAAGGGTTTCCTTGACCACGTGGTGAACGACGAATACGTGAACTGGTATTATTACATACACGACTACGTGGGCGATAAGTGCCAAGTGTTTTATTTCATCGAGAACAACAAGTTGCAAGACCCGTTCTATGAGCAGGTGTTCTTGCCGCTGTTTGCCGCCAAAGGGCAGGAAAAGGGGTTTATACCCATTTCGCCCGACACGCGCAAGAAACCCGAGAAATTCGACCGCATCGAGGGAAATCTTGAGCCGCTGAACCGACAGGGCAAGCTGATACTCAACATTGACGAAAAAGACAACCCACACATGCAGCGCCTGGAGGAGCAATTTTTGCTTTTAAATAAGCGCATGAAAGCCCCTGCCGATGGTGTAGACTGCATTGAAGGCGGTTGGTATATACTCAACTCAAAGATACGCACCCTGACAGTAGACAGCTACACCATCGGGCAACACAAACGAAGCAACAAAAGATATTAAAATATGGAACAGTGGACTTATACTGGCGGCTTCCTGTCGCCACAGGAAGTGGAAACGCACCTTTATAAGGAGGCGATAGATACCATCAGCCGAGAAGATGACACCATACTACTTGCTGCCATCGACGCTGCCGTGCAGGAGGCGGCAGGCTACCTCGGCGCATACGACAGGGCGAAAATATTCAACCAGCCAAAGCCGAAGCAGCGCAACGAGTTGCTGCTGACATTTGTAAAGGACATTGCCGTGTGGCATTTCGTAAACCTTTGCAATGCCGGGGCGGAACTCGAATTGAAAGAGAAACGCTACGACAGGGCTATAGCGTGGCTACGGCAAGTGCAGAAGGGAGAAGTAACGCCATCGCTGCCACGTGCCGACGACGATGGCGACGGCAAGCCTGACGGCAGCAATGAGTACATATTCGGGAGTAACCCCAAAAGAAACCAACATTTTTAAGCAATGAGCAAGAAAAAAAATACAGTAACCAAAATATCAAAGGCGGCAGAACCCGTCGTGGTCAATCAACTGATAGTAAAAGCCCCCACGCGCAAGGTGTATGACGTGGGCGACTGGCGCAACGCCCTACGCTCTGCCGACAGCGGGCGTGTGAAAAGCCTGTACGACCTTTTTGAGGACGTATTGATAGATGGCGTGCTCGCTGATGCCGTTAGCAAACGCATCGACGCTGTACTGAACTCCGAGCTTACCTTCTTAGACAAGGACGGTAAGGAGGTGGAAGAAATTACTGACATCATGGACACCACCGACTGGGAAGAATTGCTGCGACAGATAATGAACGAGCGCATTTACGGGCGCAGCGGCGTTGAGTTCATCTGTACCCCTGACAGCTTCCATATTGCGCCCATACCGGCAAAGCACATCAACTTGCGCAACAAGTGTATTGTCATTAACGATAGCGACGATAAGGGCGTGCCATACGAGGGCGACACATCGCTCCTAATATTGGGGCACGAGCGCAACTACGGCTTATTACTAAAGGCTACACCGTTTGCCATTTACAAGCGTGGTGGCTTCGGCGACTGGTCGCAGTGGATAGAACTCTTTGGCATGCCACAGCGCATCGGTAAATACAACACTTACGACCCCGAAAGCCGTAAGCTGCTGGAGCAGGCATTGGACCAGGCTGGCTCGGCGTCTTACGTGGTCATACCCCGTGAGGCGGAAGTCGAGACGAAAGAAGCGGGCAAAGGCAACGGTGCTTCGTATAATGAATTTCGCCAAGCCTGCAACGAAGAGATGCTCATCACGATATTGGGGCAGACACTCACAACGGTACAGGGCGAAAATGGCGCACGCTCATTGGGCGAGGTGCACAAGGAAGTAGAGGAAGGCAAGAACAGAAGCGATATGCGCTTCGTACAGCGTGTGCTCAACAACCACGTACTGCCGCTGCTCGAGGCACGTGGCTACCCCGTCAATGGCGGCAAGTTCGTTTTCCCAAAGGCGGCAGAGCAGCTGACGGTAGCCGACATTGTGCAGCTGTCAGACATAATGCCCATACCGCAAAGCTATTTGCATGAAAAATACTCTATACCCGTGCCCGAGAACGGCGAGCCGATAGCACGGCGAAAGCCTACCACCTTCGAGCCTGTGAATATCAACGAGGGCGAAGGTACGGCAGCCGTGCAGAATATCGATGGCAGTGCGGTACCGACAAAAAGCACACAGGCACGTCAAAGGGCAGAAGCATCTTTCTTCAGGCGACTAAGAGATTTTTTCGTCGCAGCCCCCACGATGATGGGGGCGAACTCGAAGTTACCATACCCCACAACGACGCTTAGCAACGACACGCTCGACAACCGCCTGATAAAGCGTGTGGCAAATGGCGACGCACCTTACTTTGATGCGGAGCTGTTCAAGTTCATATCTGACGACCTTTTAAACGCCATTCACAAGGTGTTTAAACGCCCTGTGAAGAATGCCGACTATGTCTACGACAACTTCGACCCTGCATTCGTAACAGCAATGGAGCAAAACCTTTTCCACTTTTCAGCTGCGAAGACGCTGGCAGAAGTGCAGAAATTGAACCAGCTGTACCGCAAGGCAAAGAGTTTTGAAGAATTTACTGCCGAAGCGCAAAAGCTGTGCGGCAAGTTCAACAAGGTGTGGCAACGCACCGAGTACGAAACAGCCAACCTTACGGCGGAAGCTGCCACGAACTACCAGCGGCTCATTAAAAAAGTAAACCTCTTTCCTTTTTGGCAGTATGTTACTGCGGGCGACGAAAAGGTAAGGGAGGAGCACAGAAAGTTAGATGGCATAATACTCGAAGTAAAAGACCCACGTTGGGATAAAATCTATCCGCCCAATGGTTGGAAATGCCGTTGCAGGGTGAAGCCATTGCTAAGAAACGAAGCCAACGAGTCTATTATAAAGGAATCGCAACAGACGGTAGATAAGTTCTTCGAGTCTAAAGAGTGGACGAATGCGGTAGCTTCGCACTTTGACCACAATCCCGGCAAGCGCGGACACGTCTTCAACGCCAATCAGATGTATGTCAAGAAATTCCCAAATAAAGCTACAAAGCTAATGGATAAGGTAACACCTGACGATTGGGGGCTCAAGCATTCTTACAGGCAGCTTATTCGTGATTCCACGAAAAAGGCAAGTCTATATGAAGGCAATGCTGCCGATTGGTGGGACTTACACAAGAAGGTGGTAGAAAAGGAAGAGGCATTGCCTGTGGAAGACTTTGCCAAACGAACATGGTATATGGATAAAAAAAGTTTTGATGGGCATACCACTGATATCAAGAAAAAGCGTGCCTTCAGAACAAAGTATCTTGATACCATAGATGAGGTGATGAAAGACCCTGATGAGGTTTGGCTTAGCAAAGACCCTGATATGGACCAAACGCAAGATAATTATCTTAACCAATGGCTTTATATCAAGTATTACGAAGGTGTGGCTATTGTGTGTGTCTGCAAGTTACAAAATCAACAGATGAATTTCAAGACATGGTACGAGTTGCACGATGATAAGATAAGGAAAGGCTTGTTGATATACAGGAAGAAATAAAAAAGCGGAAAGGTGCAGTCCTTACGTCCGCCGTCCTAATTCTTGGTTTCGCCACACGTGGCAAATCCGCGTCATACGGTTGGATAGTGGTGTCTGCACCTTTTCTTCAGATTGATGCCAACCCCCGCTGGTACTCCAGCCTATTGCGGTATTCCTATCATCTGCGAGGATGTTCCGTATCATTATCCCAGTTGTTGGCACTGCATTGCAAAGATAGCTAATTATTTCGACAAAACAATAAAAATCGACAAAAAGATGAATTTAAGAGAATTAGAAGCATACTTGAGCAGTCTGCCCGACAAGTTGATGGGCGACACTGCCGAAATTGTTGCCGAAACGGCTACAGAGTATTTTAAGGAGACTTTTCGCAAAAAGGCTTTCGACGGCAACCCGTGGGCGCCTGCCAGGACGGCAAAGAAACGTGGGTCGTTGCTCATCGATTCGGGGGCTATGATGAACAGCATTCGCCCGCTAGTTGTATCGCCGCAGCGTGTGGTTATTGCTGCGGGCAACCAGAAGGTAACGTATGCTAAGGTGCACAACGAGGGTTTCGATGGCGAGGTGCAAGTGCCGGCACACAGCCGCCGCACGAAAAAGGGTAGCACCAACGTAAAGGCGCATAGCCGAATGGTGCATATTACACAGCGCCAGTTTATGGGCGATAGCGAGGAACTGAACGACAGAATTAAAGGAAGAATAGTAGATTACATTAAAAATTTGAGCAATGAATAAAGTTTTTTTTCTTGCCGTTACTAATCATATTGCGGCAAATGTTTCACAAATTAAATGGGTAGATGCCGACGAAGGTCAGCTTAACGTTGCGTGCCGTCCGCCTGTGGCGTTTCCGGCTTGCTTGGTAGATATTAGCTACCCGCAGTGCGAAAGTCTGTCGGGTGGTGTGCAGCGCATTCGTGCAAGGGTTGAGCTTCGGGTGGTGTTTGCTATTCAGGGCAGTACTAATGCTGCTGCGCCTGCTGCTGTGCGCGAGCGGTCGTTGGCACGGTTCGATGTGTTGGAGGCGTTGCACAAGGCATTGCAGTGGTGGAATGGTGGCGGGCTGTTCAACCCCTTAAAACGCATCAGCTCCACGCCGGAGCGCAGAGCCGATGACTTGAAAGTGTATAGGGTGGTTTATGAAACGGAGTTTTTTGATTAGTGCCACTCGAAGCCGGGGAACTGCTTTGCCAGCTTCTGTATTGTTGGGCGTTGCTCCAGGAGCGAGTGTAGCAGTTCGTCCTGGTCTACCAGTGCGTTCTGTATGGTGCGCTCGCCCACAAAAAATTCGTAGTCGGAGAGTATTTTCATTACGTCGTCGAAGCGGCGTCGTTTTATTTCGGTCCAATAGTAGTAGCGGGCTGCGATGGTGCGATTGCGCTTTGCCAATCGGTCCTGCGGCGTGACTATCGTCGCATCACCATCGGGCAGTGTGAAAGCTCGACGGCGTATTTTTGTTTCGCGTTGTGCTACTTTGCCTAAATCAAAATTTAGCATTAGTTGTTTCATACAATGTGGGTGGGCTTTGTATAGCACAAAGTTACAAAAAAAGTTGCTGAATATCAACTATTCAGCAACTTTCTTTATTGTGTGTATCATGGTGTTTTACGTTCACTATGCTTTTTTACTTATGGGTGAGGTTGAGTGCCGCCTCCAGCGGGTTTGTTGCCGGCGGGTTTCTTTGCTTTTGGTTCTACTCGTTCGTAGGTTACGCCTTCGAGTGTGAAGTATCGGGTAGATGGACGTAGTTTCACCATTGGCTTCTTTATGTCGCGTGTGGCGTTGAAGTCTTCTATGTGGTCTACGGCTTTCGACTTGAACGATGGCGATAGTGTGCCGATGTCGCCAAAGTCTACACTTTCTCCGCTCTCTACGTGGCGTTTAGCCATTTCGGCTGCCAGGCGCAACACGGCTTCCACTTCGGCTCCTGTAAAGGTGGTGGCTCTGGCTACTTCTTCGCAGAATTTGCGGTGGGTTACTCGTTGTCGGTCGGTTGGGCGTGCTATAAACACTTTTTGCCCTTTCTTTGGTCCTACACTTAGTTTTTGCTCTCTAATTGTGAAATTCAAACATTTTGTCATAATTCTGTTGTTTTATTTTTGTTTTTGCCCCGTTGTTTTCCCTTTGCCTTGGGGCTTTTGTTTGTGGCTTTAGGGTGGTTGTTTTTTTATGTCTGTTGCCCGTGCGTTTTTATATCTATAGATCTACGCTTGTATATCTATAGATCTACGCTCGTACATCTATAGATATACGTTTGTGCATCTATAGATGGCTTGTGGCGTGGTGGTGGTCGTGCCTTGTGGTGGGCTTTTTTGTTGGCTGTTTGTTTCATTGTTTTAGCTTTCTGTCATTCCCAATGGTATTTGCTTCCACGCCCCATTGTCATTGCGCACTTCGGCACGAATGAATTGTTTGCTCACTGTCGGCTGATAGCTTTCTTCAATGATGCGCACACCTTCCAAAAAGCGTTCGTTGCCGTTATCCTCCGCTATCTTGCGCAGCTGAACAATGCGTGATGCCTTCAGCGTGCCCTGTGCGTTGCGTGCCAACAGGCGGAACACCATATTTACCAGTGCCTGCGTTTCGGTGTCTTTCGCCAGCGACGTTATGTACTCCTTTACGATGGCAATGCCGTCTTCCACAGTGTCGCGGTAGCCGTCGGTGGTGTATTGTCCTATCGTCAGGCGCATATTGCCGTCAGAAGTGGTAAAGGTGTGCGAGCGTTGGTCGGGATTCTTCGCCTTGAACAACTCTGCCTTTGTCGCTATGATAGCTTTAAAGTTGTCTATCACTTTTTGCTTTACCGTCTTAATATCGCACGATAGTTCCAGCAATATGGGTATGGCTGCTTCCACTTCGTCGTCCACCATCTGCTTGTAGGTTTCACGGTCTGCCTTGGCTTTTGCTGCCTTAGCTTTCTTTTCTTCCTCTGCCTTGAATTGTGCGAAGCGTGCTTGCTCCTCGGCAGTCATTTCAACTTTTACTTTGTCCATTTTCTTTTTGTTTTTTGATTATTACTCTTATTTTCTTGTTTACCTGGTTAAGGTCTTCTATTGTTAGCTTTCTGAATGGCTTGCCGGCTATTCGGGGGTTCTTGCAGAAAGCGTCTACGGTTGCCCAGTCGGTGGTGTCCAGCCCGTATATTTGCAGCTGGTGCAGCACTCCGCTGCGTGCCTTGCGCAATGCTGTCTGCTTCAGGGCTGCTTTATTGTTGTTGTTCACTACTCGCTCCATGTCGCGGCACATAACGTCGTACTCCCACTTTGATGTCTCTCGGAGCGACTTTGTTCGCCCCTGTGTGTATTGCCACACAAGCGTATCCTTGTCGGCGTGGGGCAGCTGCTTCAGTAAGGCGTAGAAGCGTGCATAATTTCTTTCTCCTGTCATGTTATTGTTTATTTATTACTTTGCTTATTCCAATATTCTGCCGCACGCTCTTCCCAAATGGTATAATAGCCACGGTTGCCAAAATATCGCCCTTTGCTTATTGCCCTGTAGCCCTCCACCCAAATCTTTAGCGATGCGCTGTACATTGAGCTTACTGCTGTGCGACCTAATGGTTTAAGCCCTTCGGCTTGCGAAATGAATATTATCAATTTGTTATGGTGGCGTTTGCAAAAATCTTCGTATTGCCCTAACGATATGTGGGCATACTGAAAGCTATCCACCACCACAATATCGGGCGAACGACGTCGGTTTAGCCTGTCGTCAAGCTCTGCAAAGTTCTCGTTCAGCAGCACAAAGCGTCTGCCCACATCTGCCATTCCAACACGCACCAGGGCATTTTGCATGGTCAGGCTGCTGCCTTCCTCCAAGCTGTCGTAGGCTACCTTGCCATAGCGGGTAAGCTCTTTGCACAGCTGCAGCACAAAGGACGTCTTGCCGTTGCCGCTCTTGCCCCATACAAACCATACACCACCTCGCTCTGGCTGTCCAAAGGCTTCTTTCCAATCGCCTTCAAAGTCGTACACCTTTCTGTTTATACGTAACAAATCTGTCATTGATAGTGCCTTTTTCAACATTTCAAATACTATTTAATCAGTGTTTAAACACTCTTCGTTTACTTCATTCGCTTTTGCTTGTGCACAGCTTTTTTCACCCTGCGCAGGTCGAAGTCGTACTGCTCGGCATCTTTCATTACCGCCGATGTCTGCTTTTCGTTCAAGCCGTTGCCTGCACAGATGGCGTAAACATCGTTGGGCGATGTGCGCTCCACTTCAAAGAACTTGCGCCCCATGCGGCTGTGTATTTCGTTGTAGCCACACTTGTTATATCGCAAGCCCATTTGCATGCGCCGCTTAATGTAGCTTGTTGAAAAGAACACAATGCCGCACTTATCTTCCAGCCTATTGTATAGGTCTATGAAGTAGTGGAATACTCGCTCCGTCAGTTTGTCTGCTTCGTCGAATATCAGCAACGGCTCTTCCATCTGCACAAGGCTGTCGATAATGCGATCGAGCAGCTCCCTGATGCTGTAGCCGTCGGTTCTTAAGCCTACCTTGCGGGCAATTTCACGCACAAAGTCGCTCTTGCGCATATCTTCGCTGCAAAGCACGTAAAAGGCTTCGCGCTGTTCGTCGGCAAAAAGGCGTGCCGTGGTTGTCTTACCGCACCCGGCATCGCCTACCACCCACGTTACGTTTTTCCACTGCTTTGCATCATTCAGGGCAAACACCATTTCCTTATATGCCGTTGTTTCCACTATTTGCCAGCCGTCGCCCTGCTTGTGGCTTATTTGCGATGCTACATTTTTCCACATTTCGTCGGCGATATTTGCCCAGTTGCCTTTCAGCATTTGGCTCAGCGTTGCTGCACTGATTCCCACAAGACTTTGCGCTGCTTTGTTTTGACTGCCATACTTGGCTACGTATGCTTTTAAACTCTCTACTATCTGTTGTTTTTCGCTTGTTCTCATTGTTGTTGTTTAAGTTGTTTATAATTTATCCGCTGTCTTCCTTTCGTCATACTGCACCTCTGCCCAATCCATATTGGATAGCTTCTTCGTGTGCTGCCCCAGTTCCACCACTTCCGCCTGGCTGTCGCTTTCCAGCCTGCCAACACGGTCTATTGCCTGTTGCTGCTGCTCTGCGGTCAAACCCTTGGGCTTTGGATAATACAGCCCGTTCTGTTCGGGATCTGTGCCATGCCGCTTGGCTATCGTTCTGCCCGCTACCACACGTTCTATTCTGTCTTGCTTGCCACGCTCAATATCGGCATGTATGCGTGCCTTTTCTTCTGCGCTTTGGTCTTGCATTGCACGGTGTATCTGCATATACGGCTTTGCAACGGTGCAGAAATGCAGTTTTTTGGCACGGTCGATAGAATAAAGGTTTACCGTCGTCATATCCATTGGGTCGTATTGCACGTAGAACTTCTCCCACGTGTGCAGCCTTCGCCATTCCCTGTCGGGTATCGCTTCGCCGTTCTCATCAGTAGTGAATACCTCCCAGTGGTAGTGCTTTTTGTCGATGGTCATCTTTATGCCGCTGTCGGTGAACGTTACGGGCTTTTCACTCATTATCCAAAACATATCCTGCATTTCGTACTTGCCAACGGCAGGTGTGTCTTCGTTCACGCTGCCCTCGTAAAGTGCCATGCGGCTGCTGTCGTGCTTTGGGTGCTTTGCTTCGTTCCATTCCTTGCGGCACTGGGCGTACAGCTCGCACAATTCCTGATATGTCGGCAATTTGTCGCGGTTGGCAGCCACCATTTCCATGTTGGGGCGGCTTGTTTCCTTTTTCGCCGTAACATTCTGCCCAGTGAAGTTGAAGTAGCGTGCCAACACTTGTTGTTGGAAGCGACCGAAGATGCTTTCAATCGTCTTCGATGCGCCATTGTGAGGCATCGTGGGGCGGTGTATGTGGCAAAGCCTGTCCAAGAAACCCTGTGCCTTTTCGCCGTCCCCCGCAGGCTTCTTGCCCTGTCGGTTCAGCTTGTTGTGTCCGCCTTGGTTGTCGTGCACTATCTCATAAGGCTTGTGCCCGCTGCGCTGTATTGCCATGCGGAAAGCGCCGTACTGCGCCTCGAAGTTCTCGCTTTCGCTGATGTGGTAGCCAAGCAGCACTTCGCTGAAGCCATCTACCACCTCGTACACGTTTATCGTCTTCACCGTCTTTCCGTCCCGATAATACAGGTTAAGCTTCGTGCCGTCGCCATACCAAAGACTGTCGCGGCGTTCGGGCAATATCGTGCTTTGCTTGCGTCCGAAGCGCTGGCGGGCAACCTGTTCGCCGTGCACGGCATCACACCACAACTGTTCAATCTTTGGGCTGTACAGCCACGCTTGCATGGAACGCACGCTCTTAAGCTGCTTCCACCCGCGGAACACCGCTATTTCGTTGTACTTTGCAAATAGCTGCTCATCGTTATATCGTGGTGTATGGCTGCGCTTCAATGCTACCAACACGTCGCGTCCTTCGGCTGTTATCTTTATGGTGTTTACATTGCCGAGCTTCTTGCTGACGACGCTTTCGTAGCCGTCCTTCTGAAAGGCGCATATTCTTGCTTTCAGGCGGCTAAGGCTGGCAGGCAGCGTGTGGTGGTAGCGTTCGCGCAGCTCTTCGCTGTTCTGCAACACCATCTCCCACACGTCGGTAGCCCTTGCATTGAGGCTTGCCATCATTGCCTTGCGCTCCATTTTCATGCGCAGCAGCTCGCCCAGTACACTGGCGTTGGTGGTGTATTCGGCTATCAATTCTTTGTCGAGCGTTGTGTACTCGCCATTCTTGAAGTATTCATATTCTTCAAAGAAAGTGCGTGCGCTTTCGTCGTACTTCACCGTCTTGCGCATTTCCCTTTCACGCAGCACTTCTTCAGGGTTGCCGTACTTCTCCATAAATCTTTCCCTATACTTTTTCGGCATGGAATCAAAGCTGTACAGTGCGCATCTACCCTCGCCACCGCCACGGCATACACAGAAGATGTTCTTTCTGCCTACATTGGTATTCAGCGTACCCTCCTTCATTACAGGGTCGCTTCCACCTATCAGCTCTTCGCGAGTTACGCACAGCATTTTGTTGTAATATTCCATACTCGTTGTTTTTTACAACTTCTTTAAATTCTCAAAATCGGCAGCGTTAAATTCTATAACATGCCTACGTTGTGCCTTGCGACGGCGGAAAGCATTCAGTACACCTTTAAAAAAGTGATACGCCTTTTTTAGCCAGCCATCGGACCGGTTATTTACCGTTATCGCCATGCTGTCGGGCGTTTCTACCACTGTTACAGCGGAAGCATCTGCCACCTCCAAAACAATTTTTATTTGTTTTTCTATTGTTATCTTCATTTTTTGTCCTCCTTATAAGCTGGCAGCGAAGCACTGCGCGTTAGTTAATTCTTCAATTGTGTTGATGTGAATATCACGGCAAAGCTCGCCTTTCTTGTTAAATACCTTAACGTTGCCGGTAGTCCACACCATAACGAGTTTTGCGCCATTCTCAAAAGGTTGTATCATCTCGCCAGCTGCTGTGTTGTGTATCGTCTCGAATGCCGGTAGCTCGTTCATAAGTACCCCGCCACGGTGCAAAGCCAACTTTCTAATGCGCTTTGCCAAGTCGCTATTACCACGCTTCTTGTCGAAACCCAATGCATGGTTCACCATAACAAGCGAAACGTCGAACGCCTGCATTATCCACTCTTTCTCCTTCGTTGAAATTTTAATGTACTTCTTCATATCTTTTTATAGTTTTTTATTTGTAACTTTACAGCCGTTTTACCAATAACATATAATAAAATGTATCAACTTAAAGCAACAATTACAATTTACCCTTCTTCTCGAGATATTTACGATAATACGTATTGCTTAGACAATATGGCGCACCAAACTTTAGATGACATACTGAACAGCCTAAATCTTTCCTACGACTACCATCACAGTTTGCGCACTCCGGGCGAAACACCTCTTCTAAAGACGGAAGCGCACCACGTCCTTCGTGTCCGCATTGAGTCGAAAGAGGTTCTAATGAAGCATGTAGTCCATCTGACTCAAATTCTACAATCAATCTGCCTGCTGTACGACGATCCAAACGATGCACGATTTCACTTCCACCTGCACGAAGAATAACTGTTACCTCCTCGGGGCTTTCTTTTTTTCCTTTTTCCATATTACATATTTTTTATAGTTAAATTTCTTATTTGTA